AGCGGTTTTTCTTTTTGTCTAGCAGGGGGCAAAAAAGGGGCAAAACTATTTATAAATTTTATCTAGTACATCAACAACTTTCGACTTGATGTTCTTGGTTACGTGAGTATAGATTTCCATTGTGGTCTTTCCGTTATCTTTATGCCCAACTCTTTGCGTGATGGCTTTTAAAGGGATGTTATTTTCAGCAAGTGTACTGATTAGTGTATGACGTAGTATATGTGGGTGAAGTGGTTTGTTGATTGGCTTCTTTAAAGTAGCGTTTGCATTTTTCATGAGCTTGCCGATACTTGATTTATGAATGGGAATTCCATTGGCTGATACAAATATAAATCCCATATCTTTATAGTTTGGGTTTGTATTCTTTCTTAGTTTATGTAACTCTATGAATTCTTCAATGATTTCAATTTCTTTTTTTGTTAGGTCAACTACTCTGATAGATGATAAGGTCTTAGGTGTGGTTTTAACACCCTCTGAACCTTTACGGGTTGGGTCTAAAGTCCCGTTGATAGTGATAGTACGGTTCTTCTTATCGTAGTTTTCAAATTTAAGCGCGCCAGCTTCCCCAACACGGCAACCATTCAGTGCCATAAATTCAGCCATACGGGCTACGTGATAGCCCCGATTATAGCTTTTCATAGCTTTTAAAAGCCTTTTTAATTCGCTTTGCTCAAGGAACTTATCTTCAATCTTTTCCATATTTTCATATGCGACAACCTTTTTAGGAAGTCTCACACGCTGGATAGGATTGCTATCTACCAGTTCCATATCAAGCGCATATTTAAAGACCATGCTTAGTACTGACTTTTGCTTTTTGAGTTTGATATGATTTTCTTCCGAGTCAGTAAAGTACTGTTGAGTGTACTTCGCAGTGATATTTTTTATTTTCACGTCAGGCGCAAAAGTATCTTTTACTTCATCTACAGCATAGACCATGGTCTTTATGGTAGAAGGCTTGATTGACTTTTTATGAAGTTCCCACCAATCGTTGAGCACGTCCGTAAAAAGCATATCTGTAGTAGTAAGACTTTGTAGTTTTTCTGCTATCTTCTCATCCAGTTGTTTTTGAGCTTCTTTCTTAGCCCTTGTTGATCCAGAATCAAGAGTGACCGACACCCTTTTCCATTTCTCGGTATACGGGTCTTTGTATCGTTCAAAGAATTTGTATTTTCCGTTGGGAAGTTCTTCCATCCACATTGATTTTCACCTCATTTATTGGTAAAATGGGTATAGTAAAGAGGGCTTTTTAATGCCTTTTACTATCCAGAATATCCTCGCACTCTCCTCGACCAAAATTTGAGTGTGGGGATTTTTTTGTCTAAGCTATTTACCTAGTTGAATTTCTAGTTGTTCTTTATCTGAGAAGTTCAAAATGTTAATACCATACTCTTGTAAAGCTATTTGATGGTCGTCTTTTATATTTCGATATCCATCATCGCTTACAATAATATATAACTGTTCTGTATCTCCATATTCCTTCCTACGGTATTCAGATGTATCTAGCCAACTAGCTAAGATAGTGTCAACTTGTTGTTTGGTAATATGATTATGAACTCTGGCTATTTTTGAAACACCTTTGCTCATGAATACAAAATTAAAACGGTGTTCTAGGTGTGATTTACCAGCGATTGAAAAAGCCGGAAAGACGGTGTAATGGTCGTTCTTCATGAAGTAGTATTTAACATCGTCTAAGAATTGAGATTTAACGTTGCTGGGAGCAAGTTGGATGAAGTCATAAACATTCATCAACAGTTGTGTCATGTCATGTATTACTTGCCCTAGCTGTTCTTTCCCTGTTGTTCGTTCGATTGCTCCATTATGTAAATCAAATCCGTTAAAATGTAGTAGTGAATTAAAGATATCCTGACGTCGTCCTTTTTTTGTGACATCAACATTATTGACGGATAGATTCCATATAGTATAACCATCATCTGTAACTGTCAAATGTTTGCCGTTGCTTTTTATTGAGAAGCCGATAGCTTCCCCTAATGGATCTACAAAAGGAGTAATCACTTCAGTATGAGTATCAGTCACATCGTTAAAAACAGCGTTCTCTTTTATGTAATTTAGATAAGTATTTTTGATGTCGGTAGCATTCATGATATTCTCCTTTCTTTATAGGTTGATTATAACAAATCTTCTTGGATATTGATAGCTAAATCTTCAGAGTTGTTCACGTTGATATAGTCAAGTAAATTCTCAAACATATCCAGGAAATCATCGGTGTCGAAAATATCTTCATATGGAAGCGGATAGGCTTTGTAATGAGTTGTTTCATCTCCTTTTTGATAATACTCTTCTTCAGAGAAGATATTAACCCGATTACCCCAAACTTTCTCACCATTTGCGTTCTTATGGAATTTATTATTTAGATTGATTCGTAAGAGAGTATAATTGTGTTGTGTCTCCCTTAGATGAAAAACTTTACTTGTAGTACTGTAGAAGTAGTTCAAAATAAATCTAGTATTATGCTGACCAACAAGGTCAATAGTTCCTGAACTGCGATTTGTAAGAGTTCGATTGTGTTTAGTAGCAATTGCTTTGATTATTTTTATGAGAGATTTAGCTTCGCTATCGGTCAAAAGTAACTCTTTCATATTCTCCCTTTCTATTCTTCTCTTTACTATACATGCTGATCCTCACACTCAGAGTCGCCAAACTTTGCGAGTGTGGGGATTTTTTGAGTTGTTTCCAAAATGGAAATAGTTGGTTTTATTCCCCTCTATACACCCCGACAACTGCATAAATCTTGATGTGTGTGTCTTCGGCTGGCGGGAAGTCGAGAATGATATCTTCATACTTGTCATTGAGGGATACAAGGCGTAAGCGTCCGTTTTCGGTATATATCTTTTTGAAGTAAGAACGGTCTCCGTATGCGATAACTGCCAAATCTCCGTTGTAGGTAGTCAGTCCTTTGTCTACTAAATAGAGAATGTCTCCGTCTTGGTAGTCAGGTTGCATGGAGTCTCCGCTTACCTTGGTAGCAATATCGTGGCGTGGTGGTTGCTCGTCAACCTCTATAGTCTCTCTGTCTGTATCGTCGTAACCGAATCCATAGTTGAATCCGCTAGCTGCAGCCGTCTCAGATACAACCTCAACTTGGTACAAGTCGATAACTTTCTCCGACACTTCGTTTATCTTCGTTTCTTCTTCGTTTTGCTCTTTCAGTTGCCTCTCGGCAAAAGTCAGAACTTTTCCCTGTCTAGGAGGTGCTAGTTGGTCGTAGATGGATTGGATAGAGGAAGTGGTAGGGGGAGTATCAATAGATGAAGGTTTGGCTAGGTCAAATAGATATTGAGGAGAAACTTCTAAAGCCTGAGCGTATATTCTAATGTCCTTTTCATCTAACTGTCTATTTCCGTTTTCATGGTTAGAAATTGTATTTTGTTTAAAACCTGTCAGCTCGGCAAGTTTTTTTTGAGTTAATTTCTTGGATTTTCTTACTTCTTTAATTGAGCTACCTAGTATATTCATATTAAACAACTCCTTTCATTTCTTATTATATACTAACGTGACAAAAAAATAAATAAAAAAATCTCAAAAAGTGATAAAAAATTATTGACAAATATCTCAATATGAGATATAATTAAATCAAGCTTAAGGAAAAGGAGGTAAGGCGAATGATGGAACACATCATAAAAAGCCTAGCAACCAAGGACACCACAACCGTCATCTTGGCACTAGGCTTAGTCAGAGAAGCACGTTTGTGGCACAAACAAATCTTAGAACACAAACGTAAGCTTCAAAACAAAAAGTAGAGAAAGGGGCAGAAGCCCCAACCTCTACTTGATAGTGTACCATCATTTGCCGTGAAAAGCAATGGATGAAAATGTTGGTTTGATAATCCTAGCAGGATTTGTGATTGTATCTTTTACTATACGTCAGATAGTGAAGTACCGAAGTGATAAAAAAGATAAGGAGTAGGGAAATGCCAGAACAAAAAGAAAAATACCACGATAGACGTGGTAGACCTGATGGGTTGACGGTTGAAAAAGTTATCCACCTTTCAATTTTGAGAGGCGAAGGAACTGAAGTGGATAGCATTCGAGTCGTCGAGCAGTATTACAATATGGACGGCATTCTAATATTTGAGTTAGACCCGTGCTCTCCACATTATCAAGAATTTTTAGGTTTGCGTTGATCTTGTTTATCTTTGTCCAAATCTAAAATATCTTGTAGTAATTGCTCGTTATCATGACGCTCGACATACCATTTTTGCATAAGTAATTCTATAAACTTCAGCAACTTGTGAGCCTCATTCGGTTCGATATCTACTATAAGATTTACATCTTTTTCTGGATGGGCACCAATGTTTCCAAGTTTTCGTAGAGCATCGAGTACATTTTTAGTGCTTGGGTCAACAGACTCCTTTAAAGCATCTATCTCATCTATTAATCTTGCTTTAGAAATTCCCCAAAAATCTCTAATCATTCCTTGTAGACAACGTCTAGAGAGGGTAGCAGAAGCTTTGGGGCTGAGATTTAAGATAGCGTGAGCTTCTTCATAATCACTTCTGATAGCCTGAGGGATGTAGTCTGGATAGACTTTTGCGAGTGAAATAGGGTTGAAGTGCATAATACGATTTGGAAATTGACTACCAACGCCCACGATGTCGACTGAAACTTTATGACAGTTTGGACATTTCATTGTTTGTATTGTTATTTTGTCGTTCATATTTTCCTCAACCCTAATATGTGAACGACGCATCAAAAAGTAGTGTTCGTCTTCTCGGAATGTATCGTAGTGCTTTGGAACAGGGAAGCCGCAGAATAAGCAGAATAGTTGATTAGAATCCATAAGATTTCTCCAATCATTTTTATTTTGATTATACCACATTTGAAAGGGGGTGAGGAAATGAGACCAAGACGATATCCGTATAGTGGGAAAAGAAAAAAGCCTATCAATTTTCAGATAGACTTAGAAAAAATCAAGCGTCTTAGCTATGAAGCCATTCATGATACTTCTCACATAAAAGACTAGAAAGGAAAATACAATGAACAATATTGCTCTAATCATAGTAACAAGCGTAAATGTAGTTTGTGCTTTAATAAATCTATTTTGCTTTATTAAAGACAGGATGGAATGATTTAGATTTAGAAAGAAAATGGATTTGTTTGTTTGTCTTGACCTTGATAGTATGCGGAGGTTCGTTTAGGTAGTATGACAACTTATGGAATGAGTATGGATTTAATTCTATTTCATCTTCAAACGGTTCAGAGTACCAATCTACATTAAAAAGGGTCTGCGTACTACTAATCAAACCAAAAGGGTCTGATTTTTTCTCAGGAAGAGCATTAGCTGGATTGAATCCGTTGTCAAAAATTTCTTTTCCGTTTTTGTCAAACAGTTGGATATTTTTGATTACGACATTTGAGTTGGATTGGTTAGACAAAACAAAACTGTATTGGTAGCATGAGTATTCGTTCATTCTCTTTTTATGGAATTTAGAAATACTTAATTTCACTCTATTGACTTTCAAAGAGTAAATTAAGCTAACAAGACCAGTAATAGCACCAATCCAAGCAGCAGAAATATTCAAAATATCAATCAAACTAAACATAAGAATTACCTCGTTTTTGATTTCATTATATCACAAAAATAGAGGGCAACTATTAACACAAGGGGGTGAGTGCGTGCAGGAACTTACAAAAAAACAAAAGTTAAAAAAGCAAGAGTTGAAGCCGAAAATAAAGCTTAGAAAAGAGAGAAAGAAGCATGAACTTACGACAGTTTTTATGGCAGATTTAATTGGTTTGAAAAATCGCAGACAATATGAATTAAAAGAAAATGGCAAAGCTCCATTCCATGATTATGAGATATCTATTATTTCTAATTATTTTCACAAATCAGAGAGTGAATTATTTTTTTAAAATAAAATATCTCAATTTGAGATTAAAGAGAAAGGAGAACTTATGACAGATTTTAAAAACTTGAATCTTCAATTAATCTTTCAGAAATGCGACGGATGATTACACTGCAGTCAAAAATGATTTTCTGAGAGATCCAAAGCTTGAGCCAGCAACAATTGGGATATTGATGGTCGTTCTCAGCAATAAAGAGAATTGGCTTGTATATCCAGAGGAAATAGCCAGACGGTTGAATATTAGCCGCGAAATGGTTTTAAGGCATTTCAAAAAGATTGAAAAAGCTGGATATTTACGGACTGTCAAAAAAAGTCTCGGCAGAGGGAGAGGAGTTCAGACTTTCAGATTCTTCTCAGATACAAAAATAACTGATTTTCAATTTGAAATTATGTTGCAACGTCTGGACGAAGCGATAGCTATGAAGAAGTCTGAGTTATCCACAATTACTTAATACAAAGTTGCATTTTACAACGTTGTATTTTACAACATTGTATTTTACAACGTTGTAAAATAAGGCACTAATAAATATTAACTAACAACAAGTATTAAATAACAATAAATATTAATTAACAACAAGTCCTACTTCTCTAAATAAATAAAAGAGAGAAATTTCAAATTTCTAATTTAGGACTTTGGTTTGGAAGGAGCAGGAAAATGGAAATCAAATACATTTATAACAAAACGCCTCTTGGGTGGGTATGGCAAGTAGAAATTGATGGGTACGAGTTTTTTTATCCATGTGGCGATTTAAAAGCGTTAAAAAAATTCGTCAAATCAGAATTAGAAGTTTTGTTAGACAAAAAAGAAAGTGATAGTAATTACGGCTTGGCATTCCATACGTGTGGATATAACGGACAAGCACAACAAGAGTACATAGATTATTGGGAAAAACAAGGACTTAGTGTTTTTTAGAAAGAGGGGTTAATGGAAGATAAAGTCATTGAACTTG